CCGAGGGTCATGGCAGAGAGTTTTAAGTTTTAAGAATTAAGTTTTAAGTGGCGGTTTGCGTGATTGCCTCGGTGGTCAGTCTTAAAACTTACAAACTTAAGACTTAAGACTTGTGCTAGCATTCCTCCGTGGCGATCCATGTGAGGGCGCCATCCACCGCGCCGAGGACATGGGTGCCGCTGACTGGCAATTTAGGGATACGCACCACAAGAGCGACCTTGCGGGATTGGTGCCCGCCTGCGCCGAGGCCGGCGGACACAATAAAATCGGTTGCGTCAAATTCCTCGGTGGCGAAGGTGAAGTTTTTATCAAGGTCGCTGCCCTTGAGTGAGTAGGGGTAGCCGCCAGTTGCGGGGTTTCCGGCGGACTTTGCCTTTGCGTCAAAAGAAATGGGAGGGTTGTTAGACACTTGGGTATGGGTGGGTCAGTTCAACGCTTGCGTAGAGAATGGAATGCATGACTTCGACCTGCTCTACCGCGCCAAAATTAGTGACTTGGATGTTGGTTAAGGCTACTACCTTTGCAATGGGTGAAGTGTCTTTTGAGTCTGAGTATTCCAGAATTTCAACCCCTGAAGTATCTAACACTCTTAATACTGGAGTGGATGGAATGGGTGTTGTGCCAACTGCCCGCATTTTTTTTTGGTGGGACAATTCGAAAAGAACTCTCACAACAAATTCAGTAAAATGCTGCTCATAAAGCGGGGGCTCCGGGGGCTCCGGCTGGTCTTCGGCAAGTTTCCAACCGAATACGCCGACATTAAGTAGGCCGATTGCCAGTTGCTTAATCAGGCTTGTCTGAGTTGTCCAAATATCGTAGCCGGTGGCGTTGACTCGCTCGAAACCGTCCGTGCCTTTGGTGATCGTCGGATCAGGGTAAACCGTAACATACCCCTCGCTTGTGGGGATTGTCCCCGGCAACTCGGACGAGCCGGATGGCCGAATATACTCGGCGGACACGGCAAAGAGTCCGCCTTCGTGGCGCTGCTCGTTGACGCTCTGGAGGTAGAGTTGCGAGCCGGTTGATGAAAACAGGGTCATACGGAGAGGGCGTGGGTGGGGAGTTTGGGTTCGATTTTGCCGACGAGGGTTTTGATCTCACTGACGAAGGTTTTGATCTCGCCGAGGATTTTGCTGCCTTCGCCAGTGGTGATGGCCAAATCGATGTTTTCTTTGAGCTTGGATTTGATCGACTCGATGGAGGCGGAGGCGTCGAGGTTGAGGGGTTGCTGGGTGGTGCCGAGCTTGGTGATTTCGGCTTGGATGTTTTGCAGGGAGTTTTTGCCGCCTTGCTCATCGATCGGCTGGATGCCGGTGAGTTCGCCGCGCTTGCTGGCAATGTGGGCGAGAATTTGGTTCATCTGCTCGGTGCCGGTGTCTCCGAGGTTCTTGATGCCAAGCTCGCGGGCGATATCGGGGAAGGATTTGTTTTTGAGATCCGTGCCGATGTATTCGCCGAAAGCGGTGATTTCTCTGCGGGCATCGGCGGTCTGCTCTTTGAGGCTTTTCACGGGCGCTGAGGGGTCCACGCCTTGGATGTAATCAAGCCATGTAGCGAAGGATTTCGCGGCGGTGGCGGCTTCGGCGGCTTCCTTCTTGGCCTCGGTGACGGTGGTCTTGTCCACTGCAACCCCGGCGGCGGCGTCTTTGGCGTTGACGAAATTGGTCGCGAGGCGTTCGGCTTCCTTGGCGTTGTTTCCGACGAGCGGCAAGTATTCTGCCGTCAGCTTTGCGATCTCTTTTTCATTCTCCAGCTTCTGCTTTTGCGATTCTAGAGACTTGACCAATTCCTCGTTGCCGCTGGCCTTGGCGGTGTTGATGGCGGTCTCGAGTTCGACCAGGGCGACGGCGTTGGCTTTTTCTTTCTCGGCATCTTCAGCGGCCTTGGCTGCGATTTCGGCACGCGCCTCTTTTTCTTTTTCGAGCGTTTCGTTGGTCTTTTCGCGCTCGGCGTTGCCTGCGGCGACATTGGCAGCGATGTCTTTTTCTTGAGCTGAAATTTTCGCCTGGAGTCCTTCGAGATCGTTAAATAGCGGCGGGACTTTGGCGTAGTTTTCTTCAAAGGATTGCGGAAGTGCTTTGCCAGCATTGATAAACTGATCGGCAATTCGCCCGCCTGCGCCTTTCAAAGAATCTTCTATGGCAGTAGCAGCCGTCTGGGATTCTCCAGCCATCGCCTTCAAATTGTCAGCGATGCCTTGCGTAAGCATGTTGCCATCAAAAGCACCCGATAGATTTTCTAAAATGGCTGTCTTGGCTTTCTGGCCAAGAAGTTCAAAAGATGAAACAACGGTTCCGATCAGCGCGCCCGATGGAGAGAAGATTTCCCCGAGCAACTGACCTGCGCTCTGAAATGCCGCGATCAGGCGTTTGTAAATCTCATCCGCAGTCTGCGCGGCTTGGAGTTTTAGGCTGTCCCAGAAAATTGAAAAAGCGGCGGAGATATTTCCGACCTTGATGGCATCCACCGCAGACTGAAATCCCGACATGGCTTTCTCGCCGCCGAGGAAGGCGTCGGCGAGGTTTTGGCCGATCTTCGCGGCGTCGATGCGGGAGAGGGACGAGGTGATGGCGTCGATCGCGGGGAGGGCTTTGTCGAGGATGCCTGCGGCAAAGTCGCGGACTTTTTCGCCGATGGTTTTGAAGCGGTCGCCTACGGCGTCGAAGGTCGCGTTGCGGCGGTCCATGATCTCGGCCATGGAGCCGACGGTGTCGCGGGCTTCGCCGAGCTCGCCGTCGAGATTGGTGAGGAGAGGGAGGAGTTCGGCGCCGGATTTGCCAAAGACTCCCATGGCGGCGGCTGCGCGCTGGGTGGGGTCGTCGATCGATTGGATGCCAGAGGAAAGGATTTTGAACTGCTCGGTCGGGAGCTTGCCTTCGAGTTCGTCCACGGAGACGCCCATAGCGGCGAAGGCATTCGCGGCGGTGCCAGAGCCATCGCGGGCGTCCTCGATGTTTTTCTGCATCTTGGCGATCGAGCTGCCGACTTTCTCCGCGCCGATGCCGGAATTGTCGAACGCACGCTCGAGCACGAGGAGCTTGCCTGCGGTCTCGCCGGTGCTGGCGGAGAGGTCGGATAGGCGGCCGCCGAGGTCGAGGGCGTCACCAAATCCTTGAACGACATTACGGGCGGCTGAAAAAGCAACATCGACAGCGGCAGAGAATGCTTTGACGGCGAGTTGGCCAACGGCGACGGCACCGGCCATTCCGGTAAAAGAGTTGCTGAAGCCTTCCGCCGAGGCCTGGGTGTTGGACTCTAGATTTTTGAGGGAATTCTGAATTCCTTTGAGGCCTTGCTCGATGCCGTCTGTCTCGGCTCCGATTTTGACTGTGATTGCGGATGCTTCGGCCATGGTTATGCGGTGGCCTTGAGGCCGGGGTATTTAGCGGCGATGTCGCTGGTTTTTTTGAAGACTCCGAGGCGGAGGTTTTTCTTAAAGAAATTCGTGCGACCTCGCATGGCTGCGCGAATGGCATCGCGGGTGCTGGCCGTGTAGGTGCGGGAGTTGGTGATCTCGATAAAGAATGAGGAGCCGTCTGTCTTTTCGGTGCCTGTGGCGTTTTGCGGGTAGTCGCCGCCGGTAGTCTTGGACTTCTCGACATAGGCAGGGGCGCTGATCGAGATGCCGAGCGATTTGGCGACTTGCAGCCAGCTCTTCTTGGCGAGGCCTCGGGCCTCTTTGCGTTTGGCAATGCTGCTTTTGATCTGCTTCTGAATCCCTGCCCAGATGGCATCGGGGAGTTTCCACCCTCGAGAGGCATGAGCGCTGCCTGGCATGAGGTAGGTTTTGCCGTTGAGCGTGCGGGCCACGGTGCCTTGAACGCGAGCGGTGATGAGTTTGACCTGTGCGGCTTGGGTTTTCTTCACCGCCGCCTCGAGGATCGATTGGGTCTCGGCGCGGATGATGTCTTGAAACGACGCGCCGGTGATCTTCGACATCTCCCGCATGGCGCGGGTGAAGTCGCTGGCGACGACATTGAGACTGGCGGAGGCTTTAGGCATCGAGGTTTTGGAAAGCGGCTTCTATGGCTGCGAGGGAGTCAAAATCGGTGGCGCGGTTGTTGCGGCCCCAGACTCGTTTGCGCCCGTGCGCGAAGTCGTCGGCGTGGAGGATTTGAAGGCCCGCCGCGAACGGCAGGTCTTCGAGGATTTCGCGGAAGCCCCAGCCGGTTGTCTTGGCGATGCGGTAAACATAGCTCGCGAGCCAGCCGGGGCCGTTTAGTTTCCCGCCGAATCCTTCGCGCCGGGCTGACTGCTGTAGCTGGCGAAGTATTCGTTCGTCCGCTCAAGGCACAGGCTTTGGAGGTCGGCGATTTCTTGGGCGCTCGGAGATTGTTTTTCCATCCAGTCATCGACGGCAGCGGCGAAGCGGGGGAAGTCGTTCACGACGGCGCGGACGCTGGCCTTGGGTGCGCCGTGGATGAAGCCGAAGCCGGAGGCGCGCCACATGATGTCCATGTCGGTGGCGAGGATTTTGTTGCGCTGCATCCAGGAGATTTCGAGCGCGGCGGTGGGGCGGAGTTCCCAGCGGGAGAGCTTCTGCGGGCCGCTGGTCATGGCTTGCTCGCGGAGGACTTCGTCGTCGGTGAGGAGGTCGGTGTCGGTGGTGGTGGTGGTGGTGGGTTGGGTTTGTTTTTTCATGGTTTTTTGTTTCTAGAAAAGTTTGGAGAATTTGCGGCGGGTTTCTTCGTCGGCGTTCTCGGAAAGGTAGAGGATTTTTCCGTTGCGCTTGAGTTCGAGGACGCGGGGGGTGCTTTTGTGGACATCGATCCAGGTCTCGCGGTTCACGAATCCGGCGCGGATGTAATTGACCGGATGCTCGGGGTCGGACTCTTCGAGTTCGGCGTGGCCTTTGGTCATCCAAAAAATGACTTTCGAGGCGCGGAGGCCGTTCGGGCCGTTCTCTTCAAACCAGAATGAGGATGTCTCCTTGCCGTCTTCGCGGTGGACTCGCACGCATGGCGAGGATTCTTTGTGGCGGAAGCCGAGCGTGGTGAGGGCCGCAGCGGCTTTGATGTTTTGCGTGTAGGTGTATTTTTCCATTTTATTGTCTCGTAAAAAATCGGCTCCCTATTGTGCCGGGGAGCCGGTCGGCGGGCGTGGTGGGCTAGGACAAAACGGTGTCGTATTGCGTCATGGAAATATCCACGGAAGCGAATCCTTCGGAGGTGAGGTTTTGGGTCACGCTGTCTACGAGGATCGTGCCAGAGAGAGCGCCTGCGCCGGTATTTACAAGCGAGCTGATCTTGTCGCCGACATCAGGGACGGCGGTGCCGATGCCGTTGATGGCGATCGTGGCTTTTTTCCCGTAGCGGTGTGAGTGCTCGAGTTCGCCATCGGTGTTAAAAATCTCGGCTTTATCCGATGTGACATCGTAGCTGTAGGACTGGATCAAAATATTGAGAGCGGACTCGTCTTGGATTCCGAAATCAGCAGCGATTCCGCTGGCGGCGTAGAATTGTGCGGGCATAAAAATTAGTCTTGGGTTGCTGTGATTTGGAATTCCGCGAATCCGTCGATGGATCGGGAGGTGGAGATTTGGTCGATCGTAAAGGATCCAGAGACGCCGGGCATGCTGCCGAGGGCTCCGCCGACAGCGAGAGAGCCTGCATCGCCGACGCCGGAGATGGAGACCTCGCGTTTGAATTTGTTGTAGCCGACAGCGGCGTATTCGCCGTTCGCGCCACGGAGTTCTTGTTTTGCGGAGGTGTCAGAGATCGTGACCGCATTGACGATCATCGAGCCTGCGTTTCCGCCTGTGATTCCGAAGGTGTAGGTTGCTGGCATGGGTGGTGGATTTCTTTGAGGGTGGGGCTGTCAAATTTCGGCGATGCCGAGGACGAGGGTGGCGCTGCAAACCCAGCGCGAATCGGACTGCGATTCCGTGAGTCCGGTCAAAACTGCCCCGGCAAACGCGATGCTGGAAAAATGCGGAGCCAGAGATGGGAGATTGCGGAGCGCGGTGCGCAGCGCGCTGGTGAGCTGGTGATGCTGCTCGACCTCGAGGTGCGATGGCGTGGCGAGGACGATGGAGGCCGTAGCGCGAGAGAGCGCTCCGCCGATGATCTCGACATTCTCGCAAGCGGCGAAGAGCACCGGCTGGTCCTGCGGGATCGTCTCGGCGGATTGGCCGGTGTGGACGGGGATGCCGTCAAAGGCGGGCTGGGAGCGGAGCCATGCGGCGAGCGAGGACTCGACGGGTATGTTCACGCGGCACCTCCTGGGGACATCGTTGCGAGGTATTCGCCGGGGGCGTGGGTTTCGCTGATCTGCGAGAGGAAATAAGTCTTGGCGCTGAAGGTGACGGCTTCGCCTCGGCGGGGTGGGCTTTGCAGGTCGGCGGCTAAGAAGCGGATGGAAAACTCACCGCCTTGCCGGAGTCCGCCGGTCTCGAGGTCGAGGCCGATGGAGACGGGGGCGAGGCAGACGCGGATCTCAGCCTGGCGGAATTTGACCGTGGTGCCGTGCGCGGATTGGCGCAGTTGCGCGGAGCGGAGAGCGAGGGCGTTGCGGGATGCGGGCGACACGACACTGGGGCCGTGTCAAAAGAAAAGCCCCCGGCAGGAGTGAGACTGCCGAGGGCTTTTGCGGGCGAGGAGCGCGGTGCGGGCGCTGGTGCGGGATTAGTCTGGAATGATGAGCGCCATCGTGCCAGCGGTGAGGCCAGCGGCTGCGCCGAACATCACTTCAAGCGATGCGATGAGCGAGCGGGTGCTCTTGTCCGAATACACATTGTAGCTGATGGTCAGGCCGATCTGGTCGAGCGTGACGCTGTCGCTGACGAGGTAGTCGTTATCCGCGAGGGCGGGGACGCCTGCGGCCATGACGAGCGCTTCGGGCGAGCATGCAAAGCCTTTGAGTCCTGCTTCTCCGCCGAATGCGGTTGCGTAGTGGACGCCGTTCTCGAAGCCGTAAGCGCCTTCGCCGAGATTGAGGGCGGTGGTGCTGGTCGGGATGAGGTTGCTGTAGATGACGGGCGAGACCACGAGGCCTTTGCGCATCGACTTGTGGACGCCTGCCCAAAGCTTGGGAAGGTCGCCGGAGGTCGCGGTGATGGCGTTCTCAGCGGATTCCACGACAGCCGCGCCGAAGTTGGCGACGGTCACGGGAGTTGTGGCCAAGGTCCAGATTTTGTCGGCGATCGCGTCGACATTGATCTGGATGAGGCGCTCCAAGCGGTGCGCGCTCTGGAGGTCGCTGTAAGCGAGGCCGAAGGGCTGATAGATGTGGTCGAGGACGACGCTGGCTTTGCCGAGGGTCGTGCCGCCGATCGAGTTGAAGGTGGTGGGGTTCACCGATGTGGACGCAGTCGCGGAAGCGATTGGCACATGGATGGTGTCCTTTGGTTTTTTCACTTCCGAGCTGAAGTCGGAGGCGAAGAGGTTGAGCGCGGAGAGGCGCTTGCTGAGGACGGTTTTTGTCTGGGCGGCGATGGAGTCCGCAACCAGGGCTGAATCGATTGTATTGGGCATTTTGGTGGTGGTGGTTTGGTTGGTTTCTCCTTGGCCTTATGCCTTGGAAATTTTGGAACGGTGCTGCCAGATGGCGGCTTTGTGTTTCTCGAAGAGGGCCGAGGCGGTTTTGCGGTCTCCGGCTTCCACGGCGGCGATGTATTCGGCGACGGGGTCGGAGGCTTCGGGGCTGGCGTTGTCGATGACTGGGACGACGCGGGCGGCGGAGAGGCCGAGGCTGCGCTCGAGGCGTTGCAGTGCTTCGCGCTCAGTGTCGAGCTGGGCTTTGTAGCTGCGGGCTTCGGCGAGGGCGCCGTCGCGCTCGGCGAGGGCGGCGTTGTATTTGGCGAGGATCTGGTCTGCTGCGGCGATCTTGGCGACGGGGGTCTCGATGACTTCGGGCTCAGGGGTGGGCTCTTCGAGGACGGGCTCGACGGCGGGCTCAGCGGCTGGGGCTTCGACGATTTCGGGAGCGTTTTCGCTGACGACGGTGTCGAGGATTTCGACCTCGGGCTCGGCGACGGGTTGGGTTTCGTTCATACGCGGTGGCTCCGGTGTCAAAAGTGCGGCGGGGGTGTTGCGGAATTTTGCGAGGAGGGCGGGCCTGTTGGCGGAGGCGGCGATGGCGAGGCCGTCGGTAATTTCATCCACAAATCCGGCGGCCAGGGCTTGCTCGGCGGTGAACCAGGTCTCGGCATCCATCCACTCGGTGATCTGCTCGGGGGATTGGCCGGACTTGGCGGCATAGGCTCCGACCATGTTGGAGCGGATTTTGTCGAGGAGTTCAGCCTGGTCGCGGAGCTCGGCGGCGTCGCCCATGGCCATGCCCCAAGGGTTGTGGATCATGTAAAAGCCGTTTGCGGCCATCTTCACATGATGCCCGGCGAGACTGATGACGGTGGCCATGCTCGCAGCGATGCCTTCGATCTGGACGACGACATCGGCGGCGCGGCGTTTTAGGGAGTTGAAGATGGCGTTGCCGTCGAAGACCTCTCCGCCGGGGGAGTGAATTTTAAGCAGGATAGTGTGATCTGCCGGGATGCGCTGGAGGTCGGCAAGGAAGGACTTGGCGCTGACGCCAAAAGCGCCGATCTCGTCATAAATGGAGATTTCGGTTTGGCCGATGTCAGGTTTTTTAGCGAGGGCATACCAGGAGTTCACGAACACGGGCGCTGTGTCAAAAGGGAGAGGGGCTAGGCAAGGGCGCGGCGGAGGATTTTGTCGGCGGGGAGATTGAGGGTGAGGCAGAGCTCGAGGAAGAAGCGGGAGTTGAAGAAGGCTTTGGCGGTGCGGTGGGAGTCGGCGATCTCGTTGTTTTTGTGGGGGGATTTGTAGGTGGCTTCGTTTTGGAGGTCTTTGAAGGCTTGCTCGATCATCGCGCACATGATGGCGACGAGGAATTCGGGGTCAGGGTCTCCAGGGGCGGAGGTGTTGTTGGATGTGGACTTCTCGGCGAGGAATTGGTGGGGGCGCTGGATCCGCTGCCGGAAGAGGCGGGCGTTTAAATTTTTCGCGGAGGGCATTGATAAAAAGCCTGCAATCAGGTGGCGGGGGTTGGATCAGGGAGATTTTGGGCATAGCTGGGAAAGACCTCAGAGAGTGGAATGCCGAGGGCCTCGCATTTTTGTTTGCGGCGGATGTAGGTGGTAAGGATGGATTCCTCTTCGGCTTCGGCATCGAGGCCGTGGAGGTTGGCGTAGCGCTCCCAGGACATGTAGCCGGAGTCGAGGAGTTGGGCGTAGAGGCGGCCGTCGCGGCCGTTGTCGACAGTGATCTTGCGGGGGGCGATCCAGTCGCAGCGCCACCAGTCGTCGCCGGGGTAGGGGAGGCGTCCGGCTTGGATCTCGTGCCAGACCCAGTATTTCCAATATGGTCGGCAAAATTGATCGACGAGCATTTGCTGGAGGCGCTCGAGGAAATTCTGGGCGACTTCGAGGATGCCTCGGAATTCGGTGCCTGCGGCTCCGGTGGTGAGCATCATGGCTTCGGGGGGCAGGCCGATGCCTCGGGCGATCTCGCCGAGGATGGTGGCGATGAAGGGCTCAAAGGCTCCGGTGGGGTGCTCGTTTTTGAAAGACTGAATGGCTTCGCCTGGCTTGAGCTTGGGGATGATGTTGCCGTTGTAGAGGGTCTCGGTGGAGATTTCTTGCTGGGGGTTGTCGCTGGAGTTGACGCTGCCGAGGCCGCCACCGAGTCGGACGGCTTCGTTGCTGGTGATGGCGTAGGCGATCTGGGCACCGGCTTTGGCGCTGCCTTTTTCGTAAGCCAAATACTCGAGGAGATCGTGGCAGTTGATGATGGCGTTGTGCATCCAGGAGATGCCGCGTGGGTAGCCGTGGCGGCGGATGTGGCGGAAGTGGAGCATGTCGGGGGCGGGGACATCCTGGAACTTTCCAGAGGCTCGGTCGGTGATGACGCGGTAGCTGACTGGGGCTCCGAAATTATCGAGGAGGACGCCATCGAAGGCGCGCTCGGAGGAGTCGGCGGTGCTGCCGACGGTCTCGCCGCCGAGGAAGCGGACGCGGGCGGCTCCGTTGGAGGTGGTGAGGAGCTGGGCGAAGAAATCGCCATCGACGGCGACCTGGCGAAGGATGAGGCTTTGGGCTCCGTAGAAGTTGACCTGGGCGGAGGCATCGAAGGCCCAGGCTTCGGCACAGGCACGATCCTCGAAGGCGCGCTCGGCGAGGCGATTCCAGGCGGGGTCGGTGGTTTGGGCTTGGGGAACGATGCCGGTGCCTACGGCGCGCTGGGCCAAATGCTCGACGAGGTAGGAGGCGACTCCGAGGTTATTGTAAAGCCAGCGGGATTTCTTGAGGAGGGTGAGGCGGGTCTGGGGTGGGGCTTCGCGCTTGGGCTCAAAGGTGTCGAGGACGATGAGGCCGCGCTGGCGGGAGAACTCTGCGGCTTCGAAGGCGGCGGCTTTCGGTGGGCGGCCTGCTCCTGGGCGGGGTCCGCCGCGATTTGATTTCTTTGAATTTGCTTTGATTTTCGAGGCCATGCCTCGAGGCGGGTGTCAAAGCGGGCTGGCGTAGAGGGAGCGGTCGATGATGCTGGCGAGTTGGCGGGGGGCGTTGCCTTCCTGGTAGACTTCCATGATGGCGGAGATCTTGAGCTCGCGAGGGAGGAGGCTGAGCTGGCCGCTCGAGGCGGTGCCGTCTCCGGAGATGCTGGTGATCGTCACATCATCGAGGCCGTTGGCGAGATCGGCGGCCATGGTGAGGAGCTCGGCTTTTGTTTTGCCGAGGGCTTTGAGGTAGGCTTTGAATCCGGCGAGGGCTTGGGCGTGCTGGTCCACGATGGCGGGAGGGTGTCAAAGACTAGGATTTAACCACGGAGGACACGGAGAGCACGGAGGGGGAGGAATTCAAAGGCGGGACTCGATGTATTTCCCGCGTGACTGGTCGCCGCGCTGGCGGTCGAGCTTGTCCCAACTTTCCGGCTGCATGGACACGGATCGCGTGACGGCGGTTCGGCCTTTGGCGTTCTTTGATTTCGCTCCTTTGGGGCGGCCCGATCCTTTGCGCGGGCCGCCGTGGGTGGTGGGATTTTGCTTCATGCTGTGGCGATGGTGGTGTAACCGAGTTTTTCGCGCTTGGATTCGTAGGCGCGCATGGCTGGGCCGAAGGTGCGGAAGCGCGCGCCTACGCGCAGACCGTGGCGCACGATGAATCCGTTCGGGATGGTCAAGTTGTCACAACCGGTGGCGGTGAGCGTGAGCGGCTCGCCGCTGCGGTAGCCGTTCGCGTTGATGCGGCAGGCGAGTCGGATTTGGGTGTCGGTGGTGGTGGTCATGGCTTTACTCCCAGAATTTTCCGGCTTCGTAGATTTTGGATGCGATTCGCTCCAGTTGCTCGACGACCTCATCGTCGTTGTCCACGCCGGTCACGCGGAATTCGCCGCTGTCGGAGGAAACATCTTGGAAGGTAATTTCGGAATCGGGGAAGCGAGCGGCGATGGCATCGGACAAATCCTCCCTGTAGTTGGTGAGAGACTGCGCGGAGTCTTTGGCGGTCATGTTTGGGTCAAGGTCGCCTTCAGAGATGTAAACGGTGATTTTCATATTTCGATTTTTCTTTTTTTTGGTTTGGTTGGTCAAGGGTGGCGCGGGGATCGAACCCGCGCCGGGTGGGTTAGGCGGCGAAGTGGTTTTTTGCGCCAGTGATCCAGTTGATTTCGTCAAGAGTCGCATCCGTGTAGAGGGCATCGGATTCTTCCCATGCGGCGAAGCCTTTTGCGATGAGGGCAACCGTCAAGTTAGTCCTCCAAGTTGGTGTTTGGAGTGCGGTGAATTTGTAGGCTGTAAGTTTCATTTTTTCGTTTTGGTTTTTGGTTTTTGTCTCCGGCGTTGCGCCATCGATCTGACATGACAATCTCACAAACTTGATTTCTCGTCAACAGCTTTTTTTCAAGAAAGTGAAAATATTTTTGAAGGCTTGCGGAGCCGCTTAAAACCTAGCTCGGCGTGCTGGGGTTGTTTTCCCGGCGTCGGGAAAACGAAGTTGGACGGATCGGACGGATTGAAATGATCTATTTCAAGACCCACCAGGCGACGCCGTGGAGTTTGGTGCAGTCGCCGTAGTGGTCTTCGGCGACTTTTTTCCAGAAGAAGGGACTGAGGCGGGAGTTTTTGTTTTGGAGGAGTTGCTGGCCGGTCAGGCCGCCGATGAAGTCGGTGCCGGTGTCGGCGGGGAGGTGGAGGAGGGGGGGCATTTTTTTGTTCACGCGCTCGAGGTAGAGCTCGGTCTTGGCGGTGAGATCGACATAGGTGACAAGGCGGAGGCTGGGGTAGCCGTTGACGGCGGACTGGGTCCAGGTGCCGAAGCTGGCGGTGGAGCCTTTGGAGGGCATGTAGACGCCGGAGGACTTGGCGCAGACTGAATAGACGCGCTCGGCGGACCAGCCGGAATCGATGAGGCCGAAGCGGGGGGTGAAGATTTTTTCTCCGAACTGGTAGCGGCGGGCTGCGAGGAACTCGGGGCTGATCAAGTCCTCGATGGCGAGGACGGTGCCGTAGTCGATGAGCCAGCTCTCGCCGGATTGGATGCGGGCTTCGACGGTCCAGTGGGTCTGGCGTTCGCCGGGGTCGGCGCAGAGGGTGAGGACGACGGGCTCGCAGGGGAGCGTGGCGATGCGGTAGGTGGGGTCGCGGAGGGCGAGGATGGCGTCTTCTTTGACCTGGGCGGCGCGGTTTTCCCAGGGGATTCCGAGGAAGTTGTTGTAAAAATCGTGGAGGCCGCCGGTTGTTTCTTTTTTCTGGAGGAAGATGCGGGCGAGGCTGCCCCAGGAAATCTGCGGTGAGTAGAGGGCGGAGATGTGGGCGGAGATGTGGTCGGAGGGGGCTTTGGGGTTTCCGGCGATCCACTCTCCTCGGCGGACGAGGTCGGTCTGGAGTGCTTGATTCCATGGGCTCTGGCAGGCGGAGCAGTGGTAGACGGTGTCGCGCTCGACGGCTTCGAGGTCCCACATGCCTGCGAGGTCGCGGTGGTGCTCGGGCCATTTGAGCTGCTCGAAAAGGAGGGGCTGGGCGTGGCCGCAATCGGGGCAAGTGAGGTGGAAACGGTGCTGCGATCCGGCGAGGTAGTGGGACCAGATGGCGCCGGTCTCGACGGTGGGGGTGGAGGTGAGGCAGGCCTTGGAGACTTTGCGGTAGAAATTCAGACGCGCCATGGCGAGCTCGAGGGCGGGGGCTTCGAGGGAGGAGTCGTCGGGCCACTTGTCGACCTCGTCGGCGAAGAGGTAGCGGATCGGGCGTGAGGCGAGGTTGCCCTCGGAACAGGCTCCGACGAGCTTGAGGGTGCAAGACGCGAAGTGCATTTCGGTTTTTCGGAAGTCGTCGTCGTTGGAGGGGAGGAGGGGCTTGAGGGCGCGGCAGGCGCGGAGGCGCGGATGGAGCTCGCGCTCGGACCAGGACTTGGCGTTTTCGTTGGTGCTGGTCACATAGAGGATGGGGCCGGGGTCCTCGGAGATGGCCCACATGAGGCAGTTCGCAAGCCAGGTGGTGCCGCCGACTTGGGCGCTTTTTACAAAGGTGAGCTGACGGATTTTTGGATCAGAGAACCAGAGGTGGAGCTGCCGAAGGTATGGGGTGTAGTCGGCGTCGTAGCGGCCGGGGCGAGGGGAGAAGCGTTTGTCGAGGGTGACATTTTCTTGTGCCCACTCGAGGGCGGTCGGCCGAAGGCTGGGTTGCCAGATGCGCGAGAGTTGCTCGCGAGCAGCGGGATCAAGAAGCGAGGGCATCGGGGTTGATCTGCTGGGCGGCGCGCTGGACCTCCTCGGCCTCAGCGCGGATCTTGGCGGCGATGTCGTCGGCGACTTGAGGGAGGAGAGAGAGGATGCGGTCAGGGAGGTTCGAAAGAGCGGCGGCGATGGCGGCGGAGTATTGCATGAGAACCTGGACGGCTTGCTTGCGGTTGACGACATCGCCGGAAGCGGCGCTGATGCCAGGGGCGTCTTTCTCGAGACGGCGAAGGGCCTCGGCGTGCTGGAGCCACATGCGGCGGAGCGACATTTCGGCGTCCAGGTCGCCGACGGACTTGGCCAACTCGGCGCGCTCGCGAAGGTCGGCGGTGGCCTCTTTCATTTTCCGGATCTGGTTTTCCAAAGTCAGGTCCTCATCCGACCACTCGCGTGGAATTGACGGAGCGGCCGGCGCGGCCGAGCCGACCGGGATCATTCCGGCAGCCGCGCGCTCGGCGAGAAATTGGTTCCAACGCGGATCCACCTGGTCGCGCCACTTCCGCACGGCGCGCGGAGTGACGCCGTGTCGCGCGGCGCACGCCTTCACTAGGTCCGCTTGTTCCCTTCCGTGTCGTTTCATGTGTTACGGAACGGAACGATGTCAAACGGAACGGATGCGGAACGGGTTCCTTGGTTCCGGTTCCGTATAGTTTCGGGTCCGCTCTCATAAAAGTAACGATCGACTGGCAAAC